GCAAGTACGATCATTTATCTCAGCAAAAAGAAAGAAAAGGATGGAACGGAAGTGGTCGGAAATATTATCAAGGCTAAGACTGCTAAATCGCGTTTGAGTAAGGAGAACAAAGATGTTGAAGTCCGTCTGTATTATGATGAGCGCGGTCTTGATCGTTACTACGGTCTTCTGGAACTTGGTGAGATTGGTGGACTCTGGAAGAATGTAGCAGGGCGTTATGAGATTGATGGTAAGAAGATCTATGCAAAACAGATTCTGAAAGAACCTGAACTATACTTCACTGAGGAAGTGATGCAACAACTTGACGAAATCGCACGTAAGGAATTTAGTTATGGAGAAAGTTGAGTTTCTAATTCTTAGAAACCTATTGTATAATGAAGATTATATTCGAAAAGTAATACCTTTTTTAAAATCAGAATATTTTGAAGATTACAACCAGAAGATTGTATTTGAAGAAATACTTTCTTTTGTTAGTCAATATAATAAACCAGCAACAAAAGAAGTTCTTTGTATTGAGATTGAAAAGAGAACTGATATCAATGACACATCCTTTAAGGAAATTATTCATTTAGTTTCTTCATTGGATGATGTTCCAACTGAATTCAACTGGTTACTTGATACTACTGAAAAGTGGTGTCGTGATCGTGCCATTTACTTGGCACTTATAGAGTCAATTCATATTGCTGATGGTAAGGATGAAAAGAAAAGTCGTGACAGTATTCCTTCTATTCTTTCTGATGCTCTTGCTGTAAGTTTTGATAATCATGTTGGACACGATTATCTCCAAGATTATGAACAAAGATACGAGTCTTATCACAAAAAGGAGGATAAAATTGAATTTGATCTCGAATACTTTAACAAAATCACGAAAGGCGGTCTCCCTAACAAAACTCTTAACATCGCTCTTGCTGGTACGGGTGTCGGGAAATCTCTATTCATGTGCCATGTGGCTAGCTCCGTCTTGCTCCAAGGGAGGAACGTTCTGTACATTACGTTGGAAATGGCAGAAGAACGCATTGCTGAAAGAATTGACGCAAACCTATTGAATGTTCCCATTCAAGATATTGTCGATCTTCCTAAGCAAATGTTTGAAAGTAAGGTGACAAACCTTGCAAAGAAAACACAAGGAACTCTGATCATTAAAGAGTATCCAACTGCTTCTGCACACTCTGGTCACTTTAAGTCTCTTCTGAATGAACTTGCATTGAAGAAGTCATTCCATCCAGATATTATCTTTATTGATTATCTGAACATCTGTGCTTCATCGAGATATAAAGGAAATAGTAACATCAACTCCTATACCTTTGTAAAAGCAATTGCAGAAGAACTTCGTGGTCTTGCCGTAGAGTTTAATGTTCCCATTGTAAGTGCCACTCAGACTACTCGTTCTGGTTATGGTTCTTCTGATGTGGAACTGACCGATACTTCTGAGTCTTTTGGCCTTCCTGCAACTGCTGATCTTATGTTCGCTTTGATTTCTACAGAAGATCTTGAAGGTCTTGGTCAGATTCTGGTGAAGCAATTGAAAAATCGTTATAACGATCCAACCATTCATAAGCGTTTTGTTGTTGGTATTGACCGTGCTAAGATGCGTCTCTATGATTGTGAGCAATCTGCTCAGCAAGATATCCTTGACAATGGTAAGGATGAGGAGTATGATTATGAAGAAAAGAAACCTAAAAAAACATTTGAGGGATTTAAATTTTGAAGTATCATTCAGAAGATTATTTCTCTGTAATAGATAAAAGAACTGGAAGAAAAATCTGTGATTGTGCTGATGAAATCGATGCCCTTATGATGGTTTCGTTTGATACTCAAAATAGAACAATTACGAGAAATCAATTCCTTATGGGACAAGTTGTGGACATTGAAATTCCAAAACAACTTCCTACAAATGAAATGGTTGTTGTTGAAAGGGAACCTCCAAAACCTCCAAAACAACTTAAAGAATATAGAAACAAACTTACTCAAAGTGATTTACAACCTGTAATTTTATGACACAAGTTATCGATACAAATAAGTACATCGAATTCGTTCGCCAAACTACAAGTCCTGCAAGTAGTGATTTTGCACAACTTCTTGCTCGTATGACTGAACTTGAAGTTGAATCTGATGCTGATGTTCCCCGCCTACTTACGGCTGCTCTTGGAATGTCTGCCGAAGCAGGTGAATTTACCGAAGTAGTTAAAAAGATTGTGCTACAAGGTAAACCATATGATCAGCAAAATCAATTTCATTTGAAGCGTGAACTTGGAGATATTTGTTGGTATCTTGCACAAGCATGTATGGCACTTGATACTAACTTTGAAGAAATTCTTCAAATGAATTTCGAAAAACTAAGTGCTCGTTATCCTGAGGGTACTTTTGATGTTCATCGTTCTGAAAATCGTAAGGAGGGAGATCTATGACTAAGGAAAAACAAGTAACAATTAAAATGGATGCTCGCACAGCAGCAGCAGTTCGTCAAGTTTTGTTTGATTCTCAAAAGGGATATACTTATAATGAAATAAGTGTTCCACCACGTATTTCTGATATTCGTGCAGTGATTCAACAACTCGATGATAATATTGGCGCTGTCCTTGGTGTTTGACCCTTCGGGGTCTTTTTTTTTATAAATATCCATAGAAGAATATTACGATTTCTAATGGATATCAAAGATCTAAAAGGATTGATGGAAGCATATCAGCAAGTTCATGCTCCACATGACATTTGCGTTGAAGAAACGATTAAACTTGATGAGGCACAAAAATCATTTCCTTTCAAGAAAGTTGAAGCACAAAAGGAAAAGGTAAGAAAGGCTTCTGTATATGGTAGAGATACTGGAAATGCACCAGTCCCCCAAGTGAGTGATACTGAAAAGAAAGCAACCACTCGTTTCAGTAAAATGCAGTCTGCTTACGAAAAAGCAAAGAGAGCAAAGCAAGAGGCAGACAAGGCACGTAGATCACCTACCTTCTATAAGGATACGCATCCTGCAAGTGCTCCAAAAATGGCAAAGGCACAGAGAGAAGAATTTGAGATTGATGAAGCAGTAAAAGGTGCTGATTCTGAAATGAGAAGAATGGCAGCAGTTGAAAGGAAAGGTGGTGATAAGCGTCTATCCCCATCAGCAGGAAAACAAAATGCTGATAAGATGGAAAGAGATATTAAGTTCTACGATAAAGTTACTAAGAAGACAAGACCTTCGGTTGTTGGTATGACGCACGAAGAACTTGACATCTTTGATGTTGTCCTTGAGTTTCTCCAAGTAGAAGGATATGCAGAAACTCTGGAAGAAGCAGAGTGGATGATGGCAAATGTGATTGATGAGGAAGCGATTGGTATTATCCTTGGCGAAGAAGAACTTGATGAAGCATCAAGAAGAGATGAATTTACGAGAGCAGCTATTGCTCGTAATTCTGGTAGAAAGGGTGGAATTACATTTGAACCAGGACCAAATTGGGATGCTTCTGCCAATCGTGGAAAGGGTGCTCACATATCGCCCAAACAAAAAGAGAAGCAACGTCGTAAATCACTTCGTGCAGAAGAGTATATGGATGAAGCACAAGCAGCAAGAGAAAATCCAGAGAAGTATGAAAGAGAGCAGGCAAAGAAATCTGCTCCTGTTCGTGGAGAAAGAACTCCTATGCCACCAAGAGGTGATAAGCGTAGAGAGGACTTTGAGAAGTGGTATGCTGCTAATGTCCGCTGATAAATAACCACGGAAGGTTGCTCTAACCCACTTGACTTTTAGTTGAGTGGGTTTTATAATGTTTATATTGGGGGATTAGCTCAGTTGGTAGAGCATCGCCTTTGCAAGGCGGGTGTCAGGAGTTCGAGTCTCCTATTCTCCATAAATAAAAATAAAAAGCGATGGCTGTTTTAAGTAGCACGTCTCCAGGACAACTTGGTAAGTATGTACTACCGACTATCGAGATGATTAAAACTGGTACTGTAAGTACAGCAACCAAAACTTTTAAATTAACTAAAGGCAAATTTAATGAAGATGCGATAAAAAAATTTGCCGAACTTGGTATGAAGGGAGCAACATTTCAATTAGATGCTCTCAAAGTTCCTCTTGAAACAACAGATCCAAAAAATAAACAAATTACCATAGGTAGATTAAATAAACCAAATATAAAATATAATCTGGGTGATATGGCAGAAGGTGTTGTTGGCGCTGCCATAACCGCAAGATTTATTTACAAGAATAGAAATATTAATTCACAATTAGTTTACGGTGTTTTAAGAACCTTGGCGAAGTCTGGAGTTAAAAATTATCCTGGGAAAAAGGGAAAGTATGTTGAAAAAACTTTTAAATCTGCCAATGCAAATCCAAAAGTAATGGATGATGTTAGATGTTATATTTCTTTGGCTGAAGTGAATATGAACGCTCTTCTGGATAAGAGTAAAGAATCTGTATTGAAAGAATATATTGATTCTGCTGTTAAATATGCAAATAGTAATAATGTTAAGAAGTGGTCTCAACTTGTTTATGAGAACAATAGGTATGATAAAATAGAAGTTTTATCGGATGGTCTTGGGGGGCAGAAGACAACTAAAGTTGATGTTACAGTAAAAATTACAAATGATAAGGGCGAATTAATCCCAGTAGATATTTTAGTGTCTTTAAAGGCTGGAGATGTAAAACAATTCGGTCAAGTTTCTGGAGCAGAATTTTCAAAGCAAGAAGAACTTTGGGATCGTTTATTTGGATACAAAACTGATATTAAATCCTTGGAAACAAAATATAATAAGTTAATGTTTGTTGATAAACAACCAGATGAAGCTGTATTTTTAGTATATCAAAAAGTAAGTCAGCAATTAAATTATGATTTAGGTGGAAAAAATTCAGAACAAATTTTGAAGAAAATGTCTGATGCTATAAAATATTTTGCAACATTAAATGAAGATTATGTATCCTTAGTACAAGTTGGTGGTGGAAAGGCAAAGGTTTATAAATTTGATGATATATATGAAAAATTAAAAGGAAGAAATTATAGGTCAAATATAAAAACTGGCGCTAGTGGTCTTCCGACAATAATTATAAGTAGCGGAAATGAAGACCTAATACAATTTAGAGTTAAGCAAGAATTTAAATCAGATGGATCTCCATATATAAGAAATTACGTTGAAAAATTATCTCTACTTGGTGATTTGCTAGCTGAATCATTATAATAAATAAAAGTATATTAGCAAACAATATGAAGAGTTTTTTCCAATTTCTAACTGAGGCAACTCAATCGCAAGCATCAATGCAAGCGAAGAAACTAAACCTCAAAAGCGACGGTCACGGTGGTTGGTTGGATACCCGTGGCAATTTTGTTGCGAAAACGGAAGATGGAAAATTAAAATTTGTAAGTAAGAAAGAAGCGGGAAAAAAAGAAGAACCTGCTAAAAGACCTGCTGCAACAGCAACACCTCAGGCAGAACCACAAAAAGTAAAAGCAGAACCAGAATTAGCGGCACAACAAAAACCACCAACTCCTGAACAACCCGAAGATGGTGATGTCGTAGATACTCTAACTGTTGCTTTTGGAAGATTTAATCCTCCAACAGTTGGACATGAAAAACTTTTAAGATCTGCTGAAAAAGCATCTGAGGGTGGAGATCTAAAAATCTATCCTTCAAGAACTCAGGATCCCAAAAAGAATCCATTGGATCCTGATATGAAAGTATCCTATATGAAAAAAATGTTCCCAGACTTTGAGGAGAGCATCATTAATGATCCTGACATGAGATCTATATTTGATGTTTTAATTGCAGCATCGGAAGCAGGATATGCAAATGTCAATATTGTCGTTGGTTCTGATCGTCAGGCGGAGTTTGAGAATCTAGCGCAAAAATATAACGGAGATCTTTATGAGTTTGATTTAATTCGTGTTATTTCCGCTGGTGTTCGTGATGCTGACGCTGAGGGTGTAGAAGGAATGTCAGCATCCAAAATGAGGAAAGCAGTTGTTGATGATGATTTTGATGCTTTCCGTAGAGGAACACCAAAGACTCTTGATGATGGAGATACACAGGCTTTATTCAATGCTGTAAGGCAAGGAATGAAAATTAAAAAGAAAAAAGAAGTTGTTGAAATGTGGCAAATCGCTCCAAAGCATGACATGACAAATCTGAGAGAAAATTATGTGAGTGGAAAAATATTCAGACTTGGTGATAAAGTTCAAAATTTAAATACTGGACTGATTGGTGAGGTGATGAGAAGAGGGACTAATCATCTTATTTGTGTGACCCAAGAAGGATATATGTTTAAGTCCTGGATCAAAGATGTTATGGAATATACTGAGGTTAAGATGGATAGAATGTACAGACAACCAGGTAAACCAAATACTCTTGTTGGGACAACTGGTTATTTGAAATACACAACAAAACAAACACCAGGAACAACTTTACAGAAAAAGAATTTGCAACCTGGCGGTAGAACATTTTTAGATTTCATAAATAAGTATAAGGTAAAGAAATAGTCGTATCAAAATGTCTACTAATCCTCTGAATGACATTTCCAGAGTATATCTGGAAAAAATTGCTGAGTCTTCATATCTAGAAACTGATATGGAGAAACGTCGTAAAAATAATGAAAAAGCAGTTGAAGATATGAAAAAGACCAAATCTTATAAAGATATGGCTAAGGCTGCTAGAAAGGCAATGGGTGTAGATGAGGCACTCGATCCTGTTGGAAAAGAGGACTCTGACATTGATAATGATGGCGATACTGATAAGTCAGATAAGTACCTTCACAATCGTAGAAAAGTACGCGGTGCTGCTATTGCAAAGAAGAAAGGTATGAAAGAGGGATATTCGAATTGGAGACAAGATCTTTCTGAGGTTATTTCGGATGTTGATAACAATAAAGAAATCAAAGAAAAGAAAGTCACCAATAAGATTAAGATTAATCCAAAACTGAGTGAAGCAGTTGAGGAAATTGGTGGAACTCTTATTGAAATGGTTGAGATTGATGAAGTTGATTTTATCATTGAAAGTGTTTATGATGAACTCTTTGATGAAGGTTATGAAGAGGATGATATTGAAGAAGCACTTGAATATGCTTTAACCGAAGCAAAGGTAACTTTTGGACACGATACTCCAACTGGCGAAAAGAAAAGAGGAAATCTAGTCAAAGCAGTTGGTAGACTTGCAAGACAAAAACTTTCGAGCAAGGTTCGTGGTGCTAAAAGTGCAGCAAAACAAGTAGTTGCATCTGGTGCAAGAAAGGTTGCTAAAAAGGCACTAGGTGTTGCTCGTAAGATTGAAGGTGGAGACAAGTCTCCAAGCACAGCACATACAAAAACAAGAACTGCTTCAACCTATCGTGGCGCTGGTGCTGGGCAAAAAGAAAAAGTAAGTAGTGGTTCTTATACTCCTCCTACTAAAAAGAAAGCAGAAAAACCTGCTGATCCATGGGAAGGAAGTGCAACTACTCCACCTAAGGCAAAGAAAAAGAAAGCAGCAGCACCAAAAGCAAAAGCACCAGCAGCTACTGCACCAAAGAGAAAAAGAAAGTCTAAGTTAGATGATCTTCTTGCAAGTGTTAGAAGTGAAGAAACTTCTGTTGAAAGACTTGATAGAATTTCCAGAGAAAGAGTTGCTCAAAGAGCAGCTGCTGCTAAATCTGAAAAAGAGAAAAAAGAAAAATCATCTGCTTCTTTCCAGGCACATAAAAAGGAAGTCCTTGCAAAGGGTGGACGCCCAGTAGATGCTCTTGATTCATGGCAAAAGATGAAAATGAAAAAGGAGGAAGTTGACTTACTTGATGAGAAGACTTTAACCTCAAAAGAAATGTCAAAGCGTGAAGAAATCGTCAAGTCAATGAAGAAAAGAATGGGTGACTTTGAGAAAAGATATCCTGGTCGCGGTAAAGAAGTAATGTATGCAACTGCTACTAAGGTAGCAAAAAAAGTTGCTGAGCAAGTTGGATCAACTCCAACTGCTGCACCATTAGCATCTGCTGCATCTTCTTCATCTGATCAAAAGAAAGAAATGATGGATAAGCAGAAGCTTTCTAATCTGAGAATGCTTCAACAAAAGAAGCAGCAACTTGAGCGTCAGAGATTGCAAATGCAAAGATCAGGAAAACTTCCTCTCGAAGCAAACTGATTTCTAAATAGATCAGGATACTCTATTACGGAGGACATCATGAGAGACGCATTAGTAACAGTGGTAAAACCACTTATTATTTCAATTGCTACTCATCCAGCTGTTAAGAATCTTGTTCTTGACTTACTTAAAAAGTATGTTGATAGCACAGATAACAGCATTGATAACGTCGTTTATGAACTGGTTAAGGATAAACTCTTCACCCCACAAGCATGATTACTTGTTTTGTGACTAATTGGGGAGTAACCATTGTTCTTGGTCTATTATTAATTGCTTCCGAATGGTTAGCAAAAACAAAAAGATTTAAAGAAAACGGTTTACTAGATCTTACGACACACTTTTTAAAACTTATTTTACATAAGAGAGACGAAAAGTAAAAGTCTCTCTTTTTTATAAATATTATTAGCACAT